ATACAGATGAGGCAGTTGAGAAACACTTAGCTGATTTGAAATCAATGGAATCTGAAAGCATGGACGCAACAGATAAAAAATTCTTGAACGAGCGAATTGCTGGTATCAGTAAAGGAGTTGGTATCATCTATGTTGGTGGTAACTCAGATATTGAGCAGAAAGAAAAGTACGACCGAGTTGACGATGCGGTGAGAGCAGTAGCGGCAGCAGTTGAGGACGGTATTTTGCCAGGCGGTGGAATTGCATTGGCAAACTGTGCTGACGAGATTTCTCACAGATATTCTGACAAGTCGCAAAACTTTATGGCAGCCGTTAGTATTTTAACAAACGCTTTGATTGTACCATTTACGCAAATCATGTTGAACGCAGGGGAAGACCCAAAAGCAATCGGTCAGACGATACTTGAGAAGCACGATTTGTTTTTCGGGTATGACGCTAAGAACAGAGTCTTTGGCGACTTGATGAAGTTAGGTGTAGTTGACCCAACGAAAGTAACTAAGAGTGCATTAATTAACGCTGTGTCGGTAGCTACAACAATTGTAAGTACTGAGGCAATAGTAACAAATATGAGAGATGAAAGCAGTAAATAAATTTTTGTTGGTTAATAAGATTGTCGAGGAGAAGAAAGGCTCCTCTGGTCTTATTTTAACGGGGGAGGACGTTAATAAAAATAGGTATCAGAACGGTATTGTTTGCGAGGCTGTTGGTAATTTGGTTGACTTTGTGAAAGAGGGCGACAAGATTATGTTCGACCAAGCGAACTCGCATGAGGTGATGATTGACGGAATGATGTACACGGTAATTCAAGAGCGTGACGTAGTGGTAGTATTGTAAATAATTAAAAATAAATAAAATGGGACAGTACAGAAAAAAACCAGTAGTAATTGATGCAGTTCAATATGATGGTAATTTTAGATGTTTGGATATATTTAGTATTCGAGATGTAGGCGATTTCAAGGCAAAAAAAGAAGATGATGGTTCTCCGTATTTACTTATACCTACTCTTGAGGGAGACATGAAAGCATCAGTAGGTGATTACATAATCAGAGGAGTAAAAGGAGAATACTACCCTTGCAAACCTGAAATCTTTGAAATCACTTACGAAAAAGTGTAACTCAAAATGTGTTACTTTTGCGATAAAAACGCCATGATAAAAGAAGGATGCGAAACTTACCCATCAAAAGCAACAATGAAGGCTCACGAAGCTAAAGAAAGCAAGAGCACTGAGAAAAAAGAAGATTTGATGTCTAAGATGAGAACAGCAACGCCAAAAACGTTGACGTTCGGTAGAAGAAAGAAGTAAAAAGAAACCCAGATTAATAGTCTGGGTTTTCTCGTTTTATCTTATTCTCTCTAATTTTTTTGTTCATGTCCTTGATTGACATAGCGGTCACTTTATCTGTATATCGCTCACGCTTAAAGATAGGGTTGTTTCTGGGCATCTCCGCTAGTTCTTCCTCACCGTTCAACACTTTATAGATTTTGGTAATCATAAGTCTAGCGTTTCTAGTAAGCTCATATCTAGGGTAGTCGCCATTTCTTGACCAACCTTTGTACCATGCGTGGATATATCCCTCTTTCTTCATTCTTGTAAAACGCCCAGGTTCCCATCCGAATATATTACCGTACTTCTGAAAGTCAGTATAAAAGAAAAGCCCTTCGGAATAAAGAAAGAACAGCATATCTAAATCTTGCTGAGATATACCGTATTTCATAGTTGCCCACCGCATAACAATCTTGTGATATTTCAGGTAGTCATATTTAGGTTCTCTCCGTATGTACGTTCTAATTAATTTTTTAACAACTTTTTTTGGTTTGCCCATTTTACAATTATATTCTGCGAATTTAAACAAATATTCTATTTTGTCAAAATAATATTGTATATTTGTAATATGTTTAAAGCATATAAATACCGAATTTCACCAACTGATTCTCAAAAAGAATTGATTGCCAAACATATTGGCAGTAGTAGATTCGTGTATAACCTTGCTTTAGAAACAAAGAATGCCGCATATATAGGCTCTAAAATAAATTTATCCCCTTTTGATTTAACAAAACAATTACCTGAATTAAAAAAAGAATGTGAATGGTTGAAAGAAGTTAATAGCCAATCATTACAGCAATCAATACATAATATGGACATTGCTTTTAAGAGATTTTTTAAAGGTGCTGGTTTCCCTAAGTTCAAGAAAAAATCAAATAGAGGTAGTTTTTCTATTCCTCAAAAAGTAATAGTTAAAAATAATTTACTTTTTATTCCTAAATTTAAAGAAGGAATAGATATTATTTTACATAGGGAAATAAAAGGAACAATAAAAAGTGCAACAATAAGTGTCACTCCAACAGGAAAACATTTTGTTTCAATATTAGTTGATAGTAATACTGAAAGACCATTAAAAGCATCAGTAGATGAAAGTACTACTATCGGGGTCGATTTAGGAATTAAAAATTTTGCAATTATTTCTAATGGTGATGTTTTTGAAAATCCTAGATTTTTACAAAAAGCACAAAATAAATTAAGATATGCAGAAAGGAAATATTTAAAGCATAAAGGGAAAAAGACAAGACAACGTCTTGATTTAATGCATGAAAAAATAGCAAATAAACGCAAAGATTTTTTACACAAAACATCCACTAAATTAATTCGTGAGAATCAAACAATTTGTTTAGAGGATTTAGCAGTAAGTAGTATGTTAAAAAACCATAAATTAGCACAAGCTATAAGTGATGCAAGCTGGTCTACTTTTGTAAATATGTTAAAATACAAATCTGATTGGTATGGGAAAAACATTTTACAAATAGGACGTTTTGCCCCATCGTCTAAAACTTGTTCTTGTTGTGGATATATATACAAAAAACTAACGCCAAGAGATAGAGAATGGACTTGCCCTAAGTGCAAATCTATTCTTGAAAGAGATGTTAATGCTGCTATAAATATTAAATCATTTGCTCTTAAAAATATTTTGAGTGGGGAACACACTCTTAAAAATCAAGGTAAGTTGCCAACATTGGTTGGAGCATTGACCCTTGAAGCTTATTAAGTCGCTTTTGCGTAATAGGTAGTTCACTATATTTGTGGAGATAATATTAAAATCATTATATTTGCAATTAATATGCAAGTTCGGATATTAAAAGCTCATAAGGGCATTGGCGACAGTATCGAGGCGGCAATAAAAGTTGCTAAAATTGATAAAGTAGTTGGTGCAATTACAAATGCAGTTGGAATAGAGGACTGTGGATGTGATAAACGAAAAGAGAAACTAAATAATCCTGATTTGTTGATAAATAAAATATTCTATGGGCAAGAGTGAATCGTCTAAGTATTACGCAGAGAATCCTAAGGCAGCAGCTAAGAAAAGGGCGTATCAGCGTGATTACAATAAGAAGCCAGGACAGTCGGAATATCGTTCTGAATTAAATACTGAAAGACGTAAGAGAGGTATTTATGGCAAGGGTGGTCCTGATATGTCGCATACAAAGAAAGGAACGTTGGTCGCTGAGTCGCCATCAAAGAATAGAGCACGAAATGGTGCAAATGGAAAGAGTACTAAAAAATAGAAAGATATGAGCAATTTAAAATTACAAGTAGGACGAGCATTGGCTGTTATACCAAATGATGATGAAGATATTTATTTCGTTGGTTCGGAAGCTGAGAAAGTTATACCTGCCGTTCTTTACGTTGGAGTAGGGGGCAACTTGAGAGTACTTACAGCTGGAGGAGATGACGTTGTTTTTTACAACTTAAATGACGGTGTATTCTTGCCTGTCAATGTAATAAGAGTTTTTGCGGAAGACACTACTGCTGACAGTATTGTAGCACTTTGGTAATATGTCGTTACAGATATCCATATCAAATGTTATAGGTAATCCTGACCTTCGGGAGACACCTCCTGTAACAAATACTCCGTTCATATCTGAGTGGAAGACGACAGCTATTGACGAAACTATAACCCTGCCATATCAAACAAATGGCGGTTATAACGGAACAATTGATTGGGGTGACGGAGAAACATCTGTAAATAAGTATGGAAATAGAACTCATACTTATAAGTTTCCTGGGACATATACGATTACAATAAGTGGTAAAGTTAGAATATTTAGATTTTCAAATGCTGGTGATAAAGATAAATTATACCGTATTTTTCAATGGGGTAGTCAATTTGATATTGGAGTAGGTGGAGCACATTTTCATGGTTGCTCAAATCTTGATTTATCAGAAGTAGTAGATGTACTTATATTATATAGACCAAATCAATTATCTAATACTAGGAATTTTAATAATATGTTTAGAGATTGTACTGCTCTAACAACAATCAATAGATTTGACGAATGGGACACATCTAGGATTATTTTCATGGAGGGTTGTTTCAGAAGTGCTACCTTGTTCAATCAAGATATTGGAGATTTAAACATTAGCAACGTAACAAATTTCACAAACTTTATGTTGGGCAAAACAGATTCTGATTTCTCAACAGCAAATTATGACGCTTTGTTAATAGGTTGGGCATCAAGACCAGTTCAACCAAACTTATCAATTAACTTTGGTACAATTAAAAGAACAGCTGCATCAACGGCAGCAAAATCAGTATTAACAAGTGCTCCAAATAATTGGACAATAGTAGATGGAGGGATATGAGATATTTTTTAGCACATAATGGGATTGACGTTTTTTGTTGCGGACAATTAGAGGAAGGTTCAGAGGTCGTAACAGGTCAACCACATTTAGAGTTCTTTGATGAATTAGAAGGACTGACGGACAGATTAGCTGAGTATGGACAAGAAAAACCTGAAGAGCTATGACAGAATTTGTAACACTTGCGAAAAAATACGGAGGATTTGGAGTTATAGCCATATGGTTATTTATGACAAACAAGCGTGTTGACGTACTAGAGACTGAATTACAGGCTTGCAATGACTCCAGAGTAAATATATATCGTGAGTTAACACGACCGATAACAAAAAGACAAGAAGAAAATAGATTGCCATTATTTGCAATTATAACGCAACCAATAACCCTTAAAAACATAGAAGATGAAAGAGCTTAAAAATTTGAATGTATTACAAAGAATGGCAGAACCAACGCCAGACAAATCTAAAAAGATTGGTAAAATCGCAACCGCAGTAGCTGGTGCAATGGGAGTACTTTTAACTTTTGGTGGAGTTACAGCACCACTAGGTGTTGCAATTATTTGCGGTGTCGGTGCAGTAAGTACTGGTGTCGCAGTGTATCACGGTCAGAAGGTCGAGATTAATGGTGGTAAGCCTAATTTCTTGGCACAACTATTTCAGGTCCTAACAAAGAAATAAGATGGCAAAGTCAGTATCTTTATCAATTAAAAGAGGAGAGAAATCTAAAAGTGGAGGTTTGACTCAAAAAGGTGTTGATAAATACAACAGAGAGACAGGTTCAAAATTAAAAATGGCAGTCACGACACCTCCATCAAAACTAGACCCTGACAGTAAGGACGCTAAGAGAAGAAAATCTTTCTGTGCTAGAATGTCAGGAATGCCTGGACCAATGAAGGACGAAAAAGGAAGACCGACAAGAAAGGCTCTCAGCTTGAAGAAATGGAATTGTTAATAAAAAAAATAAGATGTTAACTACAAAACAAATGATTGAAAAGTACGGGCAGCCTAATGAGTTGGGTTCGTATTTAGTTACCATTAAAACGCCTTACCCGATGCGTATTGCTTGGGACACAAAAATAACTGTTTCTAAAATTAGATGCCATAAATTAGTTGCTGAAAGACTAAACGCTGTTTTTACTGAATTGCTAGAAGTTTATGGTTTGCCTAAAATCAAGGAGCTAGGAATTGATTTATTTGGCGGTTGTTTTAATTTCAGAAAAATGCGTGGCGGTTCTGATTGGTCGAAACATTCTTGGGGAACAGCTATCGATTTAGACCCTGCTAGAAATAAATTAAAAGAAACATCTAAGACGGCTAGATTTGCACGACCTGAATATAAGCAAATGATTGATATTTTTTACAAACATGGTTTTATCAGTTTAGGAAGAGAAAAAAATTACGATTGGATGCACTTTGAAATTGGTTCATGATATGAATGAGTTAAATAAAAGAAAATGCACAACGTGCAAGGTAATAAAATTAGCTACAAATGATTTTTTTCATAGGAGTAAAAACTGTTATTTAGGTCTAGAGTATAGGTGCAAGGAGTGTTCTAAACTGAGAAAAGATAAAAGGAAGTGGAGCGATAGGTGGGATAATATGACTGAATGTCAAAAAAATGCAAGCAGGCTTGCAAAGAATAAATACAACAAATCATTTAAGGGAAGGTGTTATGCTACACTTAAAGCTTATCAGAAAATAGATAAAATAAAAGGATTTAAAAATGATTTGGATATTCTATATATAGAAAACATTAAAAAACAACCTTGTTTTTATTGCACATACCCATCTACTGGAGCAGATAGAATAGACAATTCTCTAGGGCATTTAAAATCAAATTGTGTTCCTTGTTGTAAAGAATGCAATATAGCTAGGAATGATTTGTTTACAATTGATGAGATGATTATTTTAGGTAAGGCAATTAAAAAGATAAAAGATAAAAGATAAAATAAAACGGTATAAAATACATAACGATATGAAAATTAAAGATTATACATTAGAGTCACCAGTAAGTGCTGACGATAGATTGTTGGGCACGGCTAATGGTACGAACGCTACAAAGAACTTTAGAGTTGGAGATATTACAGATGCACTTGTAGCAAACCAAACTCTACAACAAGTTTTAGATAATGGTTCTGACTTGGTTGATGGTAATAACTTCCAAGGCACTGGTGCAGGAGTAGATAATAACGGAGAGAATGTAATAGGTTTAGGAAGTAATGCTGCGGCAGATAATACGGCAGATAACGTAAATGGATTTGGTTCATCTTCAGCGGCAGGAAATATTGGCACTGGAGTAAATGCCAGAGGTAGAAACTCGGCACTGAATAATGAAGGAGATTTTGTTAATGCTGACGGACCTGATGCTGCCAATGGCAATATTGGTAATTATGTTAACGCTATTGGAAGAGGTGCTGCCAAAGACAATGAGGGTAATCACGTGAATGCTTTCGGAGTTGATGCAGGTTTAGGTAACACACTTAATAATCAAACAATTTTCTCAAACGAATCACTGCCAAGCTACACAAACGCATCAGCAGCAGCGACAGCAATTACTGTTTTGAATGGTGCATCTGCTAACTGTACGTACTTGTATTTTGACGATTCAACAGATACAATTAAAGCAATCAGATTGTAAAAATAAAGTTCATCCTACCATTCGGACGAAAGAAATCGAGAAACGTATAGCTTAAATGCTGTGCGTTTTTTGCTTTTATAAGATATATTGATTACATTTGCGAATAAAATCTAATAAAATGAATAAAATTACAGAAGAAGAATTGTCTAAATTGTCATCTTTGAAGATGAGAAGTTTAGAAGTAAAGAGTCACGTTGCTGATATGGCTTTATTTTTAAAACGAGCGACAGAGGATATGGACGTTTGCATGATGCAGCTCCAAGAATATCAAGCTGAATTACAAGCCAAATATGGTGATGTAAAAATTAACCTTCAAACAGGAGAGTATGATACGAAAGATAACGATAGGTCCTGACTATCTTAATTCAATGAAATATGTCTTAGGTCAAATCGTTCTTAATAACTCAAATATTATTGACTTGATTAAAGAAACGACTGAAGCGTATGAGATTTGGATAAAGAATAGTAATAACGAAATTATTAAATGGAAACAGTTTAATAAGACAATGCCAATATCAGTAGAATTTAATATCAACTTTTAATGCGTTCACCATATTCATTTATCATTACGCCAAAGAACGGTAATAGGTACGACAACAAGAAAATGATTGAAGGACAAGAGATTGTCATGTCATCTTCTATGGAGGACCATACCGTTACAAATAGATACGGTTTGGTAAAAGCCTTGCCTATGTATTACACTGGGCATATTGAGGTTGGAGATACAGTTATTGTTCACCATAATGTTTTTAGGATTTATTATGACATGAAAGGTCGTGAGAAAAGTTCATGGAATCACCTGGTTGATGATTTGTTTATTATTGAGGAAGACCAACTATATTTATATAGAAAGAATGATGATTGTGAATGGCAAGCACCGAACCCGTTTTGCTTTATTAAACCAATAGCGAACGACAATAAAGATGAGTTGATTCAAAAATTAGGACATGATAAAGAGTTGTGGGGTATTGTAAAATATACTGATAGCTTTATGCCTGAGTTTAAAATTGGAGATACTGTTTCTTTTACTCCTGATTCGGAGTATGAATTTAAAATAGACGATGAACGGTTATTTAGAATGAGATACAAGAACATATGCTTAGTAAAAGACAAGAAATCCTAGAAGCAGGACTTGTCGCAGTAGATGAGTTGGTCAAAATTCTCAGAGAGCCTATTGTGACAAATACGGTAGATGACATATCTGCTGACAAATTAAAAAATGCGGCAGCATCGAAGCGACTTGCTTTTGATGATGCCCTAGCTATCTTATCGAAGATTGAATCTGAGAAAGAAGCATCTGAAGAACTAAAGAAAGAAAGTAAGGAAGTACCAATTACATTCGCAGAAAATCGTGCAAAAAGTAAAGAAAAACGAAACTGAAGTTAGCAACTTATATCAAGTTGTGCATGGAGTCATACCAGACAGATTACTTACTAAATATAACAATAGTAAGTCATGGAAGTATGGGTATGATGAGAGGTACGATATTGTTATAATCTCTAAAGACGGAACTATCGGAGAAATTTACGAAATCAACAATTTAAAAATCGCACTCCCTAAAGCACCTAAAAGTATATCGAAAGGAATAAATAAATGGAAACCTCAAGAATATCCTAAAGAATTATCTAAATTAAAAACTATTTTTGAATGGAATAACAAAGATGAAGCATTCAAACAAAAGTGGGTTGACTATATCAATCAACAATTTGACCATCGTGAGGAAGGTTATTGGTTCACAAATAATGGCAGACCGACATACATAACAGGCTCTCATTGGATGTACCTTCAGTGGTCTAAGATTGATATTGGTCTTCCCGACTTTCGTGAATCGAACAGAGTTTTTTACATATTCTGGGAAGCTTGCAAGGCGGACAATCGTTGCTTTGGAATGATATACCTAAAGAACAGACGTTCAGGGTTTTCGTTCATGGCATCGGGCGAAACATCAAACATTGGTAGTATTGCAAAGGACGCTCGACTTGGTATTTGTTCTAAAACAGGACCTGATGCTAAGAAGATGTTTACAGACAAGGTTGTTCCGATTATTAAAAATTACCCATTCTTTTTTAAGCCCGTACAAGACGGTATGGACAATCCAAAGACAGAGCTCGCTTTCCGTGTGCCTGCATCTAAGATTACCAAGAAGAATATGTACGAGAAGAGCAATATTAATATTGAGGGACTTGATACAACAATTGACTGGAAGAACACAGATGACAACTCTTATGATGGGGAAAAATTATTGCTACTCGTTGAGGATGAGTCAGGAAAACTTGAGAAGCCGAATAACATTAAAAACGGTTGGAGGGTAAGAAAGACTTGTTTACGTTTGGGTAGTAGGATTATAGGTAAATGTATGATGGGCTCAACCGTCAACGCACTAGCCAAAGGTGGGGGTAACTTCAAAGATTTGTATTACGACTCTAATCCTATCAAGCGTTCATCCAATGGTCAGACCAAAAGTGGGCTTTATAGCTTATTCATACCGATGGACTTTAACTTTGAGGGATTTATTGATGAGTTCGGACACGCTGTAATCAAAGACCCTGAGCAACCTATTATGGGCTGCGACGGAGAGATAATTAAAATGGGCGTTGTAACTTATTGGAATAATGAGGTCGCATCATTGAAGTCAGACCCTGACGCATTAAATGAGTTCTATCGTCAGTTCCCTAGAACGGAGTCTCACGCATTTAGAGATGAGTCTAAGCAGTCTTTGTTCAACTTAACAAAGATATATCAGCAAATCGACTATAACGACTCTCTAGTAAAAGACAGAGTATTAACTCAAGGTTCATTTCATTGGAAGAACGGTATTCAGGACTCAGAGGTTATTTGGACGCCAGACCCCAGAGGTAGATTTCTAGTGTCATGGATTCCTCCGCAACACTTGCGAAATAATGTACGTACTTTTAATGGTAGAAAATCACCAGGCAATGCTGACCTTGGTGCGTTTGGCTGTGACTCCTATGACATATCAGGCACAGTTGGAGGTGGTGGTTCAAATGGAGCACTACACGGACTTACATCGTTTAATATGCAGGAAGGCGTACCGTCCAATATGTTTTTCTTAGAGTATGTTGCTCGTCCACAGACAGCCGAGATATTTTTTGAAGAGGTACTGATGGCATTGGTGTTTTATGGTATGCCAATATTAGCAGAGAATAATAAGCCAAGATTACTTTATCACTTAAAGAACAGAGGATATAGAGCATACTCGATGAATCGTCCCGACAAGGGAACGGCACAACTATCTAAGACAGAAATTGAATTGGGAGGAATACCTAACTCGTCTGTCGATGTAATGCAGTCGCACGCATCATGTATCGAGTCATATATCGAGGAGTATGTTGGATATGACACTGAGGGGACTTATAGAGATAATGAGGAGATAGGTAATATGTTATTTACAAAAACATTAGAGGATTGGGCTAAATTTGACATTAGAAATAGAACTATGCACGATGCTTCGATTAGCTCAGGTTTAGCTGTTATGGCGAATAGAAAAAACCTATTTAGACCTGAAGTTCAAAAACCGAAAATAAGTGTTAAATTTGCAAGATACGATAACTCTGGAACAAACAGTCAAATAATAAAATAATGGATAGTAAGCCATCTATAATAATTAACACAAATCCGTTTCCTTCTGATGACATGGAAAAAGCGTCAAAGGAATTTGGTTTGTTGACGGGTAAGGCTATTGAGGGAGAATGGTTTAGACGTTCTGGAATCAGTTGTCGATTTTACGATAAATACGGTTACTTTAATAATTTGAGATTGTACGCCCGTGGAGAACAGTCGATTGCAAAATACAAGGCTGCGTTAGCTCACGAGGGAGATTTGTCATATCTTAATATCAATTGGGATAATGTGCCTATTGCTGCAAAATTTGTTGACATTGTTGTTAACGGTATGCAGGACAGAATGTATGAAATAAAAGCTCAGGCTCAAGACATCATGTCTGCTGACGAAAAGAATATCTTTCAAGAGATGGTTCAAGCGGACATGGTAGCGAAAGATGTGTTATTGGCAACTAAAGACGAATTGGGAATTGATATGTTCAATGTACAGCCTGACGATTTGCCTGACAATAATGAGGAGCTGTCTTTATATATGCAGCTTAAATACAAGCCAAGCATTGAGATTGCTGAGGAGGTTGCTATCAACACTATATTTGAGAATAATGACTACATAAATGTAAAGCGTCAAATTGACTATGACCAAACAGTTTTAGGTCTAGCTGTCGCTAAACATAGTTTTTATCCGAACGCAGGATTGAAAATTGAATACGTTGACCCTGCTAACTTTATCTTCAGTTATACAGAGATGCCTGACTTCTCAGACTGCTACTACTTTGGAGAGATAAAGCAAGTGCATTACAGTGAGCTTATTAAGATTAAGCCTGATTTGACGGACGAAGAAATAACAGAGATTAAAGATAGTGGTAGTGCGTGGTATAATTACTACCCTATTACTAGAACGTATTACGACAATGCTTTTACGAAAGACCTTGTTACATTGCTTTTTTTCAACTATAAAGCTACAAAGAAATACAAATACAAAAAGAAATATTTAAACAACGGTGGCGAGAGAATTATCAAAAAAGATGAGTCTTTCAACGTTGAGGCAAACGATATGTTTGAGGTTGTTGATATGCCTAAGACCGTTTGGTATGAAGGCGTATTAGTTGCAGGGACAAACATTATGTTGAAATGGGAGTTAGCTGAGAATATGGTTCGTCCAAAGTCAGCAGCTCAAGATGCTTTCCCTATGTATGTTTGCTATGCACCAAGAATGTATAATGGTAGATTTGATTCTATTGTAAAAAGAATGATTCCTTTCATTGATAACATTCAGTTGGTCCATTTGAAATTACAACAGATTCAAGCTAGAGTTGTGCCTGATGGGGTATTTATTGATGCCGATGGTATTAACGAGGTCGACTTAGGTACAGGGCAAGCGTACAATCCAGAGGACGCATTGAAGTTATACTTTCAGACGGGTTCTGTTATTGGTCGTTCGTACACTGGCGATGGCGAGTTCAATAACGCTAGAGTGCCTATCCAGGAGTTAACAAAATCATCAGGTCAAGATAAAATCAGTTCGTTAGTGTATTCTTATAATCACTATTTGAATATGATTCGTGATGTGACGGGTCTTAATGAAGCACGAGATGGTTCAACGCCAAGTCCTGACGCATTAGTTGGAGTACAGAAATTAGCTGCACTTAATAGTAATACGGCTACACGCCACATTCTTGATGCAGGTCTGTCTATGACTAAGAAATTGGCAGAATGTGTATCTATTAGAATATCAGACATTTTAGAGTTTTCTCCTTATAGAGAGCAATTTGCTATGCAGATTGGTAAATACAACTTGGCTATCTTAGATGATATCAAAGAATTGTACTTGCGTGATTTCGGTATTTTTATTGACTTAATGCCTGATGAAGAAGAGAAACAAATGCTTGAGAATAATATAGCAATTGCTTTACAGACTCAACAGATATATTTAGATGATGCGATTGATATTCGTAACGTCAAGAATATTAAACTAGCGAACGAGCTATTGAAAGTTAAACGTAAAAAACGTGAGGTGTTAGTTCAAGAGCAGAAGCAACAAGAAATGCAGATGCAAGCTCAAATGAACCAACAGTCGGCTATGGCTGCATCTCAAGGTAGATTACAAGAGGCTGAGATGGGAGCTCAATATAAAGCTCAGTTGAAAGAGATTGAGACTGCTATGGAGATTAAGAAAATGCAATTTGAAGTTAATGCTAAGAAAGAATTAATGGAGATTGAGTTTAATTACAATATGCAACTTAAAGGCATTGAGGTAGATGGGATGAAGAAAGTAAATGACGAGAAGGAGCAAGCTAAAGATAAGCGAGTGGACTTACAAGCGTCAAGGCAGTCTGAATTAATCGAGCAACGTCAGAAAGAACTACCTGCGAAGAACTTTGAATCAACGAATGATTCATTGGGAGATTTTGATTTAGAATCGTTTGCACCGAGGTAGAAAATTTAAGTGAAAAATAATGTATAATTTTGTAACAAATTAAATAAAATATAATGGCTGAATTTACTGTAAAATCGGTTGAGTTCGAGGAACAAAAATCGGTTGCTGAAATTGAGGAACAATTAATCAATGAGCACGAACAAAAATTAAACGGTGGAGCTCCTGCAATTGTTGAGGCGAATTTCGTTGAAAATGAAATTGTAGAAGAACCTGAGTTAGACGATAATGTCGTTCTTTCACATATTAACAAAAAGTTCGGAAGAGATTACTCTTCTTTAGATGAATATTCTAAAGAGCCTGAGAGAATTATTGAGAAAGAAGATTTGCCTGAAGATGTAAATGCTTTCTTACAGTTCAAAAAAGAAACAGGCAGAGGTCTTGAGGACTTTTTAAAGGTTAACAAAAACTTTGATGACGTTGATTCAAAGTCACTATTGAAGGATTACTTGAAAGAGCAAAATCCTGAACTAACAAAAGAAGAAATTGATTTCGAGTTTAGAAAGCGTTTCGACTTTGACGAGGACCTAGATGACGATGATGAGATTAATTCTAAAAAAATAGATTTCAAAAAAGAGCTTAGTAGAGCAAAAGGTTTTTTTGAGGAACAAAAGGAGAAGTACAAAATCCCTCTTGAGTCAAGAACGGAGAAAACTTTAACGGCTGAACAACAAAAACAATTGGACGACCTACGAGCACAAATGGAATCTTCTGAGAAAGTAGCTCAGGAAAATGAAAAGCGTTCACAGTTTTTTGCTCAAAAAACAGAAGAACTTTTCTCTAAGGAGTTTGAAGGTTTCAAATTTAAAGCAGGAGAAAAGGAAATCGTTTATAAACCAGCAGAGGCTGAAAAACTAAAGGAGCAACAATCAGGTCTATCGACATTCGTATCAAAATTCTTGAATGAAGATGGTTACTTGAAAGACGCTGCTGAATTTCATCGTTCTATCGCTATCGCATCAGACCCAAATGCTTTTGCCAAATTCTTTTATGAGAAAGGGCAAGCTGACATGGCAACTGACCATTCAAGAGATTCAAAAAATATTAATATGAATCGAGGTTCAGTGATACCACAGCCAGCTTCAGGTTTTCAAGTAAAAGTTGTTGATGATAATCAAGGCAGAAGCTATGGAATCAAAAGCAAATTTAAAAACTAAAAATTAAGAAAAAATGGCAGGTTCATTACAAAGCACACCAGGTTTCGACTTACAACCGAGTGCTAAAAAAGCAACATTACCTACTAACTACATCACTAACTTTGACTTCTTGAATCAGTATCTTCCTGATACTTACGAAGCTGAGTTTGAGCGTTACGGTAATCGTACAATTAACTCGTTCTTACGTCAAGTAGGAGCAGAGATTCCATCTAACTCAGATTTGATTAAATGGACAGAAACAGGACGTTTGCATACTAAATACGCTAGCGTATCAACAGCAGCTTCAACGAGTGCAGATACAGCGGTAATGACAGTTGCTGATTCAGGGATTACAGAGTGTAACTTCCGTGTTGGTCAAGTAGTGTTTTTATCAAACAACGCATCTAGCCAATCAGCTAAAGCGATTATCACAGCAGTATCAGGATTGACTTTCACAGTTGCTTTCTATGCAGCAGGTGGTCAGCCTTCTTCTTTCTCAGGAGCAACATTAACGGCTTTCGTTTATGGTTCTGAGTTCAGAAAAGGTGCAAACGGATTGCAAGGTTCTTTGGAAGCACAACCGTTGATTTTTGAAGTATCTCCTGTTATCATCAAGAACAAGTATGCAGTTTCAGGTTCCGACATGGCTCAAATTGGTTGGGTTGAAGTTACTACTGAAAACGGAGCAACTGGTTACTTATGGTACTTGAAATCAGAGCACGAAGAAAGACTTCGTTTTGACGATTACTTGGAAATGATGATGGTTGAGCACGTTCAAGCTGAGACTGGTTCAGGTGCAATCGCTACAACTGGTGATATCGGTAACAAAGGAACTGAAGGTTTATTTGACGCTGTTGAAACAAGAGGTAACGTTTGGTCAGGTGGTGTTCCATCTACATTGAGTGATTTCGATACAATCGTTGGTCGTTTGGACAAACAAGGAGCTATTGCTGAAAACGCATTGTTCTTGAATCGTGATTTCTCTTTCAGCATTGACGATATGTTAGCTGCTCAAAACTCTTACGGAGTTGGTGGTACGTCTTACGGATTGTTCGACAATGATGAGAAAATGGCTATCAACTTAGGTTTCACAGGTTTCCGTAGAGGTTACGATTTCTACAAAACTGACTGGAAATACTTGAATGATGCAACTCTTCGTGGAGGTATCGTTGGTGGTGTTGTAAACGGTGTTTTAGTACCTGCGGGGACAATGAACGTTTATGACCAAGTAATGGGTAAAAACGCAAAACGTCCATTCTTGCACGTACGTTACAGAGCTTCTGAAGCTGAAAACAGACGTTACAAAACTTGGATTACTGGTTCTGCTGGTGGTGCAATGACAAGTGACTTAGATGCAATGGAGGTTAACTTCTTGTCTGAAAGAGCACTTTGTACGTTAGGAGCTAATAACTTCTTCATCTTCAAATAAGAATAAAAACAACAGAGCGTCATCAGTGATGCTCTGTTGTTATTTTAATTAAAATCTAAATCAAATATAATGGAAACAAAAGTTAAAGCAAAAGAGAAAAGGTACATCCTAGAGGGAAGAGCACCATTAAGTTTTTTATTACAGGCGAGAGATATGCCTACATCAAGATTGTTATATTTTGATGAAAAGAAAGGCAAAAATCGAAGTCTTAGATATTCAAAAAATCAACAGTCGCCATTTGTCGATGAGCAAGATGAGAATGTTGTTTTAGAGCCAATCGTTTTTGAAGACGGTGTATTAACAGTTCCTGCTAATAACCCTGTGTTACAACAATTCTTAGAGATACATCCATTGAATGGTGATGTATTTAAAGAATGGGACCCAGCAGCTGAAGCAGAGGCTTATGTTAAGCATGAGAATTTAGTGCTTGACGCACAAATCAAAGCAAGAGAAATTTCTGTTGAGAAAAAGATTACAATTATCAATATCTTCCAGGGTAAAGATGCTTCTATGTGGGAGAAATCTGAGATTACTAGAGCTGTTATGAATATTGCAAAATCTCAGCCTGATGATTTCTTGGACGCATTAGATAATCCTGACACTGACATTGAGGATTTAGCTATTCGTTCTATGAAAGACGGTTATGTTTCTCAAAGAAACAACGGAAGAGATTTCCATTACAACTTGAAAGACAACAAGAAACGTATGTTCTCTGTGCCTTTTGAAGATGACCCAGTGAAATGTTATGTTTCTTGGTTGAAGTCTCCTGAAGGATATGAGTTCTACCAATATCTTGACAAGAATATTGAGGAATAATATTCTTACTTTAAACGCTTTTGGATAGTGGTGTCCGCTGTCGGCGTTTAGTTATATTAAAGCACTTCTTAATTGAGGTGCTTTTTTTTGTTATCTTTGTACTTTATTAATCCAAAAAACAAAAACGATGGAGAAATTTTTAAGAATCCCCGTAACAAATGAACAATTTCAATTGGTATCTGCAACAGGTATTGTATTGATTGAGCAAGAATCAGCAACAGTTGTTCATGTTCACTACAAAGCTAGTACAGGAACAGATGTTGTAGTAATTACACACGCATCAGCAGGCTCAGGAAATGAAGCTATGCGTGATGCAATCCAAGATGCTGTTATCGCTGCATTAGGAACACCATGGACAAAACCAGCGTTCACAGTAACAGGTTTACCATTCGCAGTTTCAGGTATCACTGTTTCTTAGTAGATTAAGAATTATTTTGGAAGGGCACTTTAATGAGTGCCCTTTTTTATTATCTTTGTATTAAAATGTAAAGCAATGATAAATACAGTTAGAAACGCAGTATTGACTATCTTATCTAAAGACAATAGAGGCTACGTAACTCCTGAAGAATTTAACTTAATGGCAAAGCAGGCTCAAGTTGACCTTTTTGAGCAAATGTTTTATAGTTATAGCTCAGCAATAGTTAAGCGTAACGCACGTATTTACAATACTGGTCATGCGAATATTCCTGAGACAATGGAGATAGACATTGATGGATTTATAGTTAATGATACATTGCAATATAATTCAACAACTGATACTTTCTTTTTGCCAGGGACTAACCCCGCCAATCCAACGCAACCAACATTGTATAAGATTACAGATATGTTGTACAATAATAATATTGAGGTTGAGAAAGTTAACTACACTAAGCTAAACAGTTTGTTGAACTCAAACTTTATGGCTCCAAACGTAACAAGACCTGTTTACAGTCTAAAGAACGATGGGATTAAAGTTTACCCTGACATTATAGTGAGTGGTATGACTATCAATTATATCAGAAATCCTAAAGACCCTAAATGGACTTACTCAGTTTTATCTAACGGTGAGCCGTTATTTAATCAGTCTGCTTCTGACTACCAAGATTTCGAGTTGCCTGAAAGTGATTTCCCTAAGATTGTAGCAAAGATTTTGCAGTACGCAGGATTGTCTATTAGAGAAAATGATGTTGTACAGTTGGTAAATCAGGAGGAAATGCAAAATAACCAACAAAAACAGTAACAAATGGAATACATAAGTAACTATCAATATTACACAAATAATGGTAATATCCCTGAAGATACAAATTGGGGGAGCTATCAATATCTTTCTTTGAAGGATATTGTTAATAATTTCATGCTGTTTGATGTTGGTGCTGACAAGTTGGTTGACAATGTACCAAGATATGAGGTCGTTTACCACGCAAAGAGAGCTATACAAGAGCTTAATTACGATGCACTAAAGAATATAAAGGTAGTCGATATGGAGGTCGGTGACAACCTTAAATTCATCTTACCTGCTGACTACATTAATTACGTCCGTATGTCTATTCTTGTGGACGGACATTTGAACGTTATTAATGAAAACCGTCAGGCAAATTCATCGAACGCTTATTTGCAAGATAATAATAACGACTTTTTGTTTGACTTAGACGGTCAAGTGATTACGGGGCAGTCCGCTTTGGATATCAAACGACTTGAACAAAGTCAGTACTTTGGTCCAGGCGAATACTGTGGTAGTTATGGTTGGCTATATGACGATAGTTGGTACTTCAGGTATCAATTGATTGGATTCCGTGATGACGACAAAGACGGTCCGACATTCAGAATTAACAACGGAGTGATTGACTTTACATCAGGTGCTAGAAACCGAACTATCGTCCTAGAGTATATCTCTGACGGTATGGAGAACGGTGATGAATCATTAATGACTGTTAATAAATTGGCAGAAGAATTTATCTACGCATATATTAGTTATTCTATCTTATCAAGAAAAGTCGGTATTCCTGAGTATCAGGTTAAACGATTGAGAGATAAAAAGACCGCTATGTGGCGTAATGCTAAAATCAGAATGTCTAATTTGCATCCTGCGAGAATTGCAATGAGAATGAATAATAGATTCCAAAATAGATAAGATATGATGAAAGACCAAACTAAAAATTTCTCTAGCGGAACAATGAACAAGGATTTTGACGAAAGGCTTGTGCCTAACGGTCAATATCGTGATGCGTTGAACTTTAGAGTTGGTACTTCAGACGGGTCTGACGTTGGAGCAGGTCAAAATATTAAAGGGAACTTGAATGTTGCTGATATTGAGGAGTTATCAGGTCGTGAGATTGACGGTGCAAGAACTATTGGTGCTATTGAATATGATGCTCGAAGTGTCATTTATTGGTTCGTTGCAGGAGATTTCTTTGATGGAATTTATGAATACAGCGAATCAACTGGCATATCAACAAGAGTTTTACAATGCAATAAGCCTGACGCTGATACGCCTAGTTTGTTGAATTTCAGTAAAGATTATATTATCACTGGGTTGAGCTATGTCGCTATAAATGCACAGAACGGATTTTTGTTTTGGACTGACAATCTAAATCAACCACGTAAGGTAAATATTGAGAGAGCAAAATCATACGATGTAGATGACGCTAGAATTGAGAAAGATATACCCGTTATACTTACTCCGCCTTTATACTCTCCACACGTTGAGTTATTTAACGATTCGTCAGACCCTCAGTCAAATAATATGTCTGAGAAGTTTTTGTACTTTTCTTATAGATACAAATATATTGACGGTCAGTTCAGTAGTATGTCGCCATTCTCCGCTGTGTCGTTCGGTGCAAAAGAATTTGCGTATGACTTTGGTGAGGGATTTAATAAAGCCATGGTCAATAAATTTAACGCTGTAAGAGTTTCTTTTGAGACTGGCGATGAGTTTGTTGAGGCTATTCAAGTATTAGTCAGAGATACAAGCAATATCAACGTAAGTATTGTTGATACATATTCTAAATCAGAGTTAGTTATTGGTGACAATACTAGCAGTACGATTGAGTTTAAGAACAACAAAATATACGCAGTACTGCCTGACGAGCAGGTGTTAAGACTATTTGATAATGTGCCTTTACTTGCGAAAGCACAAAGCACTGTCGGTAATAGATTGGCATACGGGAATTACGTTCAATTTAGAGATATTACAGATTGCAATAATCAGCCTATTAAGATAGATTATTTCTTGGACTTAAAGACTGAGGCTGTTGCTGTTAATTCTGCCGCACAAACTTTCAGAAGTGATAGAGATTATGAGGTTGTCATGTTCTATACTGATGGTAAAGGTCGAATGACTACTGCATTAACTTCAGTACATACAGATGCGTCTCAATCTAAGACAGATACACTTTATATTCCGCCTCAAAACTCTGTGACGGCAAACAGTATAATGGTCAATATTAGGCATAATCCGCCATGCTGGGCGACCAACTATCGTTTTGGTATTAAGCAGTCTAAGAATTTGTACTATAACATCTTTCCTATATTGTTTTATGCAGACGGGCTATTTAGATATTTTTTGATTAACCAATCTGACATTGACAAATTTAAAGTTGGCGAGTACATTATATTTAAGTCTGACGGTTCAGGACCAACACTAACTAATAAGAAATATAAAGTTTTAGAGCTTGAGAACAAACCCGCTGGTTTTATTACAGGTAATGCTTCAACTGAGCTTGAGGGTCTTTATTTTAAGATTAAAGTAAACACTGTTTCAGAGTTCAATCCTAACTCATTGGTTATATTTAATGAAGAAGAAGAGGGAGATTCTTATAGCCTTCCTATGAATCAATCGGCTGCAACCTCCTTTTGTGAACAACCTATTTATTATGGAAATTCAAATCCTAATGGGCTTCAATTATTTAATAATACTTTCACGGGAGACACAGATTTAAGAATAACTATTGAGGTTCAAACATCTACGACTTTTAGATATACGATTGACGTATCAGCAACTGGCGGCTGGATAGAAAACATAC